AATTAATAAAACATGGCTGTTGTTGATATAAATCTCCTAATGTCATGCGCATCCATGGACCAATTGGTGCTAAATTACTTGTGTAATCTGGTGTAGTATAACCAGCTAATGCATTAAGCTTTCGCCAAATTGGCTGGAGTTCGTCTCGATCGGTTGCGATTATAGTAAAATCTAAATCAACATCACGACTATATTGTGTGTATATAAAATTTGGATCTGCTCTACCTATAAATCTCTGCTCTGACCATTGCGGAGAAAATGTATCTCTTAAAGATCCAATTGTAGCTCGGAATACAATAACATCATCCTGCCCCCCCGCTTTTGTAATACCAGGACCGGTAAAAAAGAATTTTATAAAATCTCTAGTATATGATAATTCATTATCACCGTTCTTCCATTTATAAATGTCTCGCAATCGTTTTTTATCACTAATTGTTTGATTTCGTTGATAATCTATAACATTAACACGATCGCCGACAAATGCCATGCGTTTTTCTATTAAATTTGATGTCGGTCTATATGCATAGTTTCCGGAATCATCTTTCTCCCAATTTTTTGCAACATGAGATCGCATAGTAAAGTCATTTCTAACTTTTAAAGGTGTACCCGGATCGCCGATTCCATAACCGGTTTGTCCAGAACCATCAATATTAAATATAGAATATGCTCCTACTGTCGATGCAGCTGTTACATATCCGCCGGCAATTTTACTTCCTCGTACTGCTGCTGATGCCCCATCGATACGAATTTTTGTAGAACCGCCGGGACTTTGTTTTAAATCATCGCCAATACTATTTAAATTTGATAATGATATAATACGCTTTGCTCGGAAATCTGGATATAATATGCCGATTGTTTCATCGTTTCTAGTTAGTGCGTCAAATGGTAATGTTGCATATTGTGCACCTATCTGACCAGTCGATAATAGATATGCTTGTGCACCCTGTGCAACCAAAGGTAACCCGGGTAATAATGACGCTGCAGCGCCACTAGATGCTTTCCATGCAAATCTTTGCCAATCTGTATTCGTATTATTTTGTAATGTTCTTCGTTTTTGTTTTGTCTGCTCTTCTTCAGTTGTTATTGGAATACTTGTAGTAAAACTAATCGGATCATATGTATATCGTTCATTATCTAATTTAGATGCCGTTAATTCGCCTTTAATGGTTAATGATTTTATATCAGCTGAATAACTAGATGTAACAACAAATTTAGTTGGGTCGTATGTGAAATTCTGATCATCCGGTCGCGTAGTTATATCATCTAAAGTACTTTGTTTTACATCAATCGGACTACGTCCTACTATAAATGTAGTTGGGTCATATGTAAATGATCCGCCATCTGTTTTTTTTATTGTGTTGGATATCTTGGATTGACCGACATCTATTACACTGCCAACTATAAATGTATTTGGATTATATGTGTATGGTCGGTTGTCTGGTTTAGTTCCATATAATCTAGTTTTTATAGGATTAATCCATGTTTTTTCTATTTTTGATTTTTGATCATATGTTTTACCAGCATATCCATATGGATCTTTAGGACCAAAAAAGAATGTACCAATTGTAAATTGTTTTTTAGCAGAAGCTATAGGAGACTCCCATGTAGATTCTATATTAGATCGTAAATCATATGGTGCAATAAATTGAGATATAACTCCAATCGTTGGGTTAATTAATGGCATATTGTATCCTATTATGTAAACATCCTTGCAGAGTTCATGTTAGTATTTCCTAAAAATGTATCTTGTTTAATAGTTGCTTCTACTTTAACCCGAGATATTGCTATAGCTATTGCGTTTGCTAATGCACTAATATCTAATGAAGCTGGTGCTAATGTAGGTGTAGTTTGATTGAGTGTGCGATCTATAACGTCTCCTGGTCGAAATGCCGCTATTACATCATTTGCTGCTGGACGAATAATAGGTCCGCGATCTGGAATTATTAATGCATCGTTAACTGGAACTGCGGCTTTAACTTCATTTTCTTGTTTCATATTAGTCTGTTTACCAGTACCTAGGGTTGTATTCTGCGTTTGAATATCTACTTGTTTTGCTGTAGCTGATATCGTAGCGTCTGCAACTTCTTGTGTCGACCTCCCTACGATATTTGCATTGTTTTCGGCTCCCATTCGGCCTAATTCTTTTGCTTGTTTTTTTCCAACATATGCTTCAGCAGCTTCATTTGTTTTTTCATTTAACGCGTCAGAAGCTTCTCGAGCACGTTTTACTAATGCTGCTTGGTCTGCGGGACCGCCGGCCATTTTATTAATACCCGCAGCCATAATAGATAAATTATCTTCAACTGCTGCTTCGTGGGTTGTACGAGTATCTTTATCTTTAGAAGCAAAGAATTTCTTTGATAATTCTGCAAATTGGGCTGCAGCTTCTTTTTTACGCTCCGGATCATCACCCGCTTTTTCAATATATGCTTGTTGAGCTTCAGCCATGGCCTTTGAAATTTCAGCTGGATTTTTTAATTTAAGTATTCCCTCCGCTCCCATTTGTTTTGCTAGCTCAATTTGAGTTAGTATGTCAGCAACTTGATCTTCGCTGGTATTAAATGTTTTTGCAAATTGTTCCAATGCCATTGGATTATCTAATGCATCAGCTTGGCCTTGCACAGCCTCTAATAATAAATCTGCTTGTTTAACTGCATCTTTTTGTAAATATGCTATTCTATATTGATTGGTAATACTATTGCCTTGGCTGTCTAATATGCGTTGTCCAGTTAACTGTTGATAATTTAATTCTTCGCCAACCGAAGATTCGATACTTAACAATCCTTTTCCAATTTTTTGTATTTCTTCGAGCGATACACCTAATGCTTTAGCTTTAAATACAGCTGTTTCTAAATTTCCTGGTATTTTCGAAAAGTTTTTACGAACGCTAGATGATAATCCGGATATATCTTCAATTATAGTTTTTAATACGGCTGTATTTTCTAAACCAGTCGAGTCAGCCAATGAGTCTATGAAACTTGTTGCGTTGCCATTGGCACCCTTTTCATCTAAGCTTAATAATAATTCAGCTGATGTTAGTTTCATCGATGCAGCATATTTTTCAAATCCTTCTGCTTGTTCTGCAGTTACTCCTAGATTTCCTTGCATAACAGCTCTTGAAGCAATTAAATTTTTTCGAAATCCAGCATCCATTTTCGTAGAAGCAATTAATCCTCCAGTTAATGTTTTTAATCCGTCTGCATATCCAAATATGGCATCTGTACTTCTTGAAGTATCTGCAGCAATCGTCCTAAATTCTGCTCCTAATTTAGCAGCTCGTCCAGATGTAATACCAAATGATTTATTTAATTTTGAATTTTGGTTTTCTAAATATGTTATTTGTTCAATAACACCTTCTACATCTTCCTGGAATTTTTTTTGTATACGAACTACTCGGCCGATTCCATCGGCTAACATTACCTGTTCGTCTTGTAGAATAGCTAAGTTTTCTTGATACAACTTAAGTATAGCTGTACCGTTTTTTATACTATTTAAAAACTCCTGAGTATTACCGGCCATATCAGGATCTGCATCAGGTATAATGTTTGACCAAGCCTATGATATTTATTACGTATATATGATATATATTCGGTTAACTTCACAATGTTACCTTTTTTAATATAAATATTTATCTAGTTAAATTTGTGTTAGCTAACCGAGCATGCTCTCTGGATTTTTGTTCTGCTGCGACTTGTTCTGCAGTTGGTTCTGGATTAATTTTTTTATTTGTATTTGCAATCCACAGCCGTCGCAATGGTATTGGTAAATTATATACGTCAGTCCATGACCATTTACCATCACCATACCATAGTAAATCAAATAAACGATTATGAAGCATTATGCGATCTTCGGGTTTAAAACCAAAGAAGTTCTGATCCAAGTTGAAATTTAGAACTGAAGGTGCTCCCGTTTTCACCTTCAAATTGTAAATTTAAATCTAATGAAGGCATATTTTCAGCCATATATTCTCGAAATTTTCTAGAATCGCCCCCAATTAATTCATATCGTACAAATTGTTCGATATAAGCTCGGTCTCGTTTTCCATTTATTTCAGTTATTGCATTTTTAATTAATCCGCTGATTGGCTCTTCATCTTTAATTGAGTTTGTTATGTTGAGTGGCAAATATTTAAATTTAATATTATGTTTCTGTATTGGCGTTGTAAATTCGAATTCGCCGTTTTCGTCAGGGGTTAAATTAAATTGTTTATATGGAATATTAGATAAATCAATTTCTCGTATTTCTGAGGTTTTGTTTGGTAGTGTTATTTGAACTGGATACATTTTACCATATGAATTGATGCGAGCAGCTACAATTAAACCAAATAAATCTGGATTAATGAAATCATTCGCAGTAACATTCGGAGTTAATATTAAAGAATCAATTATTCTAGATAAAACAGTACCATCTGAAATATATGTACTATTTGTTAAAATATCTTCTTCATATGCTGTCATATATCGAAGTTCAACCGTTCCTGCACGTAATGGAGATGATGTTGGATATACCAATCCAGCACTAGGTAGTGTTACTATGTATCCTGGTAATGTAACTCTTTGTTGTTGTTCGTATTGCTGTCTTGCAATATTAATAATGTTTTGGTCGTGTACTCGATCTGTAACTATTCCCATAAAATAAATCCTTTATAACTTTATTATAAATATGACAAAACACAAAAAATGGGGACATAATTGCCCCCATATAATATTAAGTTTATATATAATTAGAAACTTAAGAATGCCCAATCATATCGAAGTGTTAAACTGATAGTTACAGCATCTTCTGTACTCCAATCTACATCCCCGAATCCTGATTCAGTAATAAATGCTCCTTTTAATTGCCACTCTTCAATAACTTCACCCAATGGCGATAATTGACGAAGTGCAATATCTTTTTTATAGAATGAAGAATACCCATCTCTACCTGTTGCAGATTCATGGTGTAAACGAATCCATTCCATAACAGCTTGTGCTCCTGAAGGTACGATTGCATCATACAATGTTACTGTAAGTGTACTCCATGTAGATCTACCCTTAACATATCGTTGAACATTGATATGATCTAATGCAACTTCGCTATTTGATATAGTAGGTTTACCAGATGATTTAATTAAATATGAAGGTATTCCATCAATTGACATTACGAATTGATGTGATTTTTTTGGTTCCCAATTATATGCATTACTCCAGAAATCTGCTTCTGCTCCGAAGTCTTTTAATTTTTCATTGCGTTGTGATGATAATGCCATTTCATTATTCCTATTATTTTCTTATAAATATCAGTTAACTAAAAAAAAAGGCAGAATTTTACTCCTGCCTTTTCATAATTGTTTTCTAATATTATTCTGGGAATGCTGCACCCGTTGGTTGAATATTGAAATCTAAAATAATAAATTCAGCCGTACGTGTCGGTTGAAGGAATAACTGACCATATAATATGTTTTGATCAATTACATCAGGAGTATTATTTGTTTCATCCATAATTACACGGAATGCATATAAACCTTGATTTCTTTTAACTGATTCTAAATATGGATTTGCTATACTCAAAAATCTATCACGTGTTGCTGCAGTATTTTGTTCGAATACTAAATAACGAGTTGAAGATGCAATAAACTTCTTAACTGTGATTAATAAACGACGTACATTTACGCGGTCTAATGCACTTGGGCGAGCCTGCAAAGTCTTTTGCCCCCAAACCACTACGCCGTCGTTAGGGAAAGTAGCAATAGGGTTTATACGACCTTCGTACAATGTATTTCTTTCTGCTTGTGATAATGGAGCATATGCTTCTAATACAGATACTAAACCTCCGCGATTTAAACCAGCTGGTGCATACCATGGTGCTGATACACTATCATTAAATGTTAATGCTCCTGGTACTACTACCGATGGCGGAACCCATACTGGAACATTTTTTGCTGGGTTTAAAATTCTTACCCATGGCCAATAAGTTGCAGTATAGTTATTATCAATAGTTGAGTTATCGGCAACAACTGTAGCAATACTATCTGTAATTGCGTGTGTGTCCATAATAAAGAAAGTATCTTGACGATTTACACATAAATTTCTTGCATTTGTTGCAACAGCTGAATGTTTTGAACTCAATATACCTGGTACGAACAACATATTAATATCATAGTAATCCGTATTACCTAATAATGAAAATGCTTTGTTATATGCAACCGTACCCGCAGATGTTGTCGAACTACAATCAAATCCAAATGTATTGCTATCTTTAATGTTAGTACCAGATAATTTTGGTAAGTTTGGACGTGCTCCATCAAAACCTCCTTGCATTGGTACCATAAATTTACGAGTTGACAATGCAACATTGCTAATAGTACCACCAATTAATGCAGATTCCAATGTTCCGGTATATGCATTAGTTAATGACGGATATCCTGCGGCTGCATCTTGACTTACATCTCCTAAATAGAAATCAGCATTGCTACCAGTCGTTACTGAAGATTCATCTGGATATGGTGCTAAGTAATTCAAGTTATTTAAATTTGCATAATCAAATCCTAAATAATTCGATGGGCTATATATACCAGCAGTATTTAATTGTGATGATTTATACGTAATAGCTTTTAAATTAATTGAACTAGATGCCATTGGTATTGGAGAATATGCTGCTCTAAAACCAAATGGTATTAAAGTTCCAGCTGCGCCCGTTTCAACTACATTAGAAACTTCAACTCGTATGTGTTTTGATAAATTTGAATATTCACCATAAATTCTAAGTTCGCCATTTGAATTAACAGATTGGTAACGATTACCAATTTTTCTAGCAATATAATTTGCTGAATTTGGATTCAAGTTAACATCGCGGAATGTTTCAACGATATCTGGTACTTGATCTGTGTCATTTGATGAATATGGAGTATTTGCAATATTAGATGTATTAACACGTCTTACTTCGACAGTAAATAACGGATACCCATCTGGATCCGAAACTTCTGTGCTAGTTTTTATATCACGTATACCAATTTTAACATCGCTATTTACTGCAGTACCGTGTGATAATGTATGAAACTTAATTAAGTTTTTAGTAACACCGGCAATTTTTTGTGATGTTATCCATGGGGTTGCTGCACTATTATAGTTATATGTAAAATCATAATCAGAAATTTTTGCTAATTCAACAGTAACATTTGCCATGTTTGCAAATGACGCAGTTGCTGCTGTATTTTCATATTGAACATATACCGGATAATCTACTGATTTTGGAGATTTTCCAAATATTTTAGTTACATAGCTATTTGAATTAACATCAATTGATGCAGATATACTAGCTCCATTACCTTTTAAATATGCACCTGAAAATCCTGGTGTAGATGTATCAGTTGTAAATGAACCCGATATTTTAATTTCAAAACTACCAGATTGATAATTGTTAATAACTGACGATTCAAATACTTGGTTCAAATCTCCTACAGTTGTTACTGGAATTGTTGGATGTAATACGTGAGTAACAATTTTTACTTGTGATGCTCCTGAACCAGATGATGCAATTACTGCTAATGCGCCATTTTTTAAAAAATATCCACTTTCATATAATAAACGTGTTACTGTAATTGCGTCCCCATTTCTTAAATATTCTTCAACTGCAAATGGAATATATGAATCATCGGTATAAGATCCAAATATTTGTTGGAATTCAGAAAACGAAGAAACTTTTGTTGGCACTAATGCTGGACCTTTTACTGTTGGTCCTATTACTGCTGCTCCGATTTGGCCTACGGCTGCTGGTAAAAACGATTGATCGATTTCTTTCGTGAATACACCAGCAGATACTATTCTTTCTGCCATTAATTTACTCCTTTATTAAACATTTAATATAAATATGTT